ATGCGTACTAGGGTGGTTGTAGGTAGATTACAAGGAATGACAATGAAATTTAAAGCCACTAACCATGTTTTTATTGCTTCGGCTTTTACCCTTGGTTTACAAATTACCAAGAAGTCGCCGTTACACAATAAATTATGTATTGATTACGTTAAGATAAAACTTATCAAAACTTTCTCCAAAAGGACGTAAGAATGATCAAGTTTATAGAATGTGCTTTGATCATTAGCGGCTATTTACAGCCACTAATTACAATGCTCATTGGTTGTGCAGCGATTTACATAAGTGTTATAACTTTTAAAAATGCTAAAGAAACAAGGTTACATAATGAGTTTTTAGAATTAAACACACTTAAAAGAGATGCAATAAAGCTGATTTCAGAAATGACAGCTGATCAAACCATTTCGACTAATCGAGTTAGAGAGCTTTGCAATGAAGCTATTTTATTAGATCTTGACGAACATGAAGATTATGAGTTCATAAATGCTGAAGCTGAGAAAATCCTCGAAGAACACCTCGTTGTTTATAATGATGTTAAAACAAACCTAGAGCATTTAATTTCTGTCATTCACAAATCAACAAGTATAGATAATGTGATCAATACAATTCATAATCTTGAAGAAATAAAGCTCAAAAATAAAAGTGAAACTGATGCACTTTATAACGAATATAAATTTAGATTTAAGTTAAGACTTCAACAATTTGAAGTAGCCAAAAAAAGAAAATTGCTTATGGCAGAAGCTAATAATAAACCTAATCTTTGAGCTATTAAGTTTAACCATAGTTAATACAGACTTTGGCTATTAAGAAAGCTACAAGCCATCTAGGTGCTTTGAGTCATCTAACAATTTGTATGTCAGTAAAATGATCTCGTAATATGCTCATGGAAATGAAGTAAGTCAGGCTCAGGGTGATAGATTTACGAAATACAAATGAGCATTTTATAGAAACAAAGAAATCGTGAAAAACCAAATTAAGCAAAAAAGGGGCTAAAAAACCTTAAAATCTAACGACTAATGAGGCTGTTTATAAAGACAAATACTTTATTTAACATAATGTTTGCAGGAGGAAGCGACCGCGACGCTATCCCTTGCTGAACTTGGGTTTGTATATTTATTCCCCGCCAATTTGACGGGGGTAAAAATCCGCTAGGCGACATATTGGCGCCATAATTTAGCACGTTCAACATCTCCAGCCTTTTCAGCCTTTGCAACTTCTATTGCAGCCACAACTTTCAAGGGGTCAGGGTGTTTGCCAATAGTTGCGATCATTAAAGCGTTATCTTCACTAAATTCATTGATTCCTTGCCGAATCTTAGAAATAGCCTGTTTTGATATACCTAACAGTTTTGCTGTCATATAGTCGGAATCAATATCCACGGTGGCTTTAAACCAATCGAGTAGTTCGATTGAATTGCTTATTTTCATAACTTTTCTCATTCAGGCCGCAAGTGCAGAAGCTTAAAATAATCTAATTTCAGGTGTTTGCAAGGTAACTTGCCAATTGACATGGTCGATTGCCAAGTTACTATAAATACGCCTCGGCAGAGGTGTCATTCAGGTCAGCGGGGCGGCTGAGGGGGTCGCATTCTTTAGTTTAGCCCCGTTCTCTTAATTTGATCTGAATGATTAGTTTAAACGTCCCTGAATGGATTTAACGCGATGACAGAAAAACTCAAAAAATTAAACCTTTCTACCGCTCTAGGTACCCAAATCACAGTAAACCTTACAAATGGCATCATCAGTTCAGATGGTGGCGCATCGGTGTACTTCGATAATCTTGATTTTAACGATGATGTAGAAATAGTGATCTGCAACAAGATGGTAAATTTTAACCGTGTTTGCTGTGGGGCATTTCAAGTCATGCCAAGTGATTTCCTAAAGCTAAAGGAAGCAGCTAAAGCTCACCAATACAAAACAGAACCAGCCTAGTGCTGGTTTTTGTGTTTATAGCTAAAGCTATCAAGGTAGCTTTAGCTATAAACACACTCGTTAAATAAACGGCTGCGGAGCTTTAGCGCTTAAATTGGATCATAGTGTTTTTGTGGTTTGAGCGTGCCGCAGTCGTGAGGGCTGAGTGTCCTAATAGGGTTATCACGGGAACAATACCAACAACCCTACATGTACGAAGCGATAGCGGCAACGGCTAGGACAGGCGCCCAATTGGGGTAATACAAGGCTCGCAACCTTGCGCATAATCACCGTTAGGAATACGGCCAACGCTATGAGAGTGAGCATGGGTATCAGGGGTGCATAGGTTGAAAGCACTTGAATAGTCACTCTTGCGGTTAGTTTACCAGGACGAACCGCCATCCGAAGCAAAGGCTTACCAGTACGTACTGAGTCAGTGTGTACTGATAAGCCCCTCAAGCGGCTTTGGGTGTGGCGCCTACATTGCAATTAGCATAAGTACCGATTGAGTTCGGTTAATCTTATAGCGGTTTGCAAGGGGCTTGCTGCACCCGAAGCGCAGCGAGGGGCAGCAAGGATATAAGAGTCCCCAGCCCTTTTAGGGCGCGCATTATAACCAGGAGAAAAGCCCCGCAGGGGCCATCATTTCCCTGGGCTGCAATGGCTCTTTATTGCGGCCCATACAACCGCGGGGCGTAAGTGAGGAGCAAGGCCCTGCAAGGGCAACATTATCGCGCCCGAAGGGCGCAAAAAAAAATGACCTGTTTTGATAAAAAAGCCAAGAAAACCTTATAGGGCGGTGCGGTATGTGCGTCAACAAGACGCGAAGCGGCTTTTGTCCACATATCCACGGCTTATTGTATTGTGCGGTAAGTTGGCAACAAGGCCCGAAGGGGCTTTTGTCCACTTATCCACAAATTTCGTTTTTTTCGTTAAAAAACAGGTGGTTATATATAAATGTCTGATTCTATTAAGAAAATTCACTCCCAAATCGAACAGGTGGTCTTGCTTGAGAAGCAAGTTGAAGCTGCTAGTGCGTTAAGTCTCAAACCTAAAGCCCTGGCATTGGCTAAAGCACAGCGCGTGTTATCAGTGTTGCTTATCAAAGAAGTGGTAGCACTTCGCCATGATGTTGATCAGTTACTCCGGGAGCGTTCACATGGGTAAAGCGGTACTAGGTAAAATCACATGCCCTCACTGCGGTAGCGAAGACGCAACTGTACACGAACAGGCTAGTCGTTCAGCGCGTTTATATTACCGCTGTATGGATGGCCCAAACGGCCCTTGCGGCACAATTCAATGCACACTCCCGGGAGGACAAAAGTTCATTCGTGACAACATGCGCCCACTTAATGGCGTTGAGATTGACGAAGCGGCACACGAAGCCGCAGAAGTAGCCCGTGAAGAACAAACCAAAGTAGCCGAAAAACACGCGCCAAAGCGTAAAGCTGGCTTACTAGACGCCATTTTTGGAGATGACGATGAGTAGTAACGACCAATTAGAAAACGAGGTACCAGAACAGCAAATTGATGACATTGCTAATCGCTTAGGTACGCCTAATTTTGATGCCTTTGGGGATGATGACAGCCCTGATATTACCAAACAGATCCTTGCTGAGGATGGGCCTAAGGAAAAACCCAAGATTAACCCTGGTGATTTACTGTCAACAATGATTGTATTCGGTACTAACTACCTAGCAGCAAGACGCGGTGAGCATTGGGTTTTACGTGAAGATGAAGCGCGAGAACTGAGCCACTGTATTGATGAAGCCATGCCTGATGTTGAAATGTCACCACTTTGGGCATTAGGCGCTGTATCCGTTGGAATATTTGGCCCACGCATTATGACTGATATTAGTATTAGCCAGGAACTAGAGGAGAAAAGCGACGATGAAACTACCACCGAAGCAACAACCACTAAAGCGTCATGATGCGAGTTTACCTAATCGCAATATGCTGATAGTGGGCGCCAGTGGTAGCGGTAAATCGGCTTTCTTGCGTAAAACGGTAGACTTTAAGCAACCGCGTATTGTTGCCTGGGACCCTGACGAAGATTACAAACTCCCCCGGGTGCGCTCGATGGCCGCATTCGAAAAGCTGGTAAAAAAGTCAGGCTTTGGGCCAATACGCTGTGCGTTAACCGTTCGGCCAACTGAGGAAAACTTCGAAAAGTGGGCCGCCCTGGTGTTTGCTATTTGTCATCAAGCGGCGCCTATGGATATTTTGGCCGATGAAATAGCAGATGTTACCCGCATTGGTAAAGCGCCGCCTAATTGGGGGGAGTTATGCCGCAAAGTGCGTAAATATGGGGCTAGGCTATGTGCTATTACCCAGCGCCCACAAGAATCAGATAAAACCATCCTTAACCAAGTTGAGTTTACCTGGTGCGGCGCACTTAAAACGTCAGCCAGTTATAACTATATGGCTAAAGAAATGGATTTATCAGTGCAGGAACTTAAATCTATTGTGAACATTGATCGCAAACAAATTCAGTATTGGATACGCAAAGGAACCGAAGCGGCCAAGCTGGAAACTATAAGGTTTTAGTTATGCTAAGTATGTTAGAAGAAATGATATGCAACTTATTAGACTTTTTTGAATGGTCAGTGAGGAGTGGCGCCATACTGCTAATTGTCAGCTATTTTATTTTTGTACTTTTACTTATTTTTATTAGCTAAAGCTATAAATTCAAAATGTTTAACAGGCCGTATTAGCTATAAGTAAAGCTAATACGGCCTTTTTTATTCCCCTTTACCTTGCAGGCTCCAATCCCGTGCAACTACATTTGGAGCCGCACATGTTTACTAAAAATCGTTTGATCACCGTTGGTATGGCACTAGCTGCTTTTGCTGTTATCAACAAAGTTCGCGCTCTGCGTCCAGTTAAAAACTTAATTAACTAGGAGCCGTCAATGCGCAATATTTCTAAACTTCCAAGTATTACAGGCGTTGAACCTGGTAACACAGTTTCTTTAGACGTTCCCGTTGGCCTGACATACGACAAAATCCACTTCAAATATTCAGGCGCCACAGCAGCCCAGCTTAAAAATATTCGTATTGAGCTAAACGGTAAGCTGCTTACTGAATATAAAACCCTTCAAGATGTACTTAACGAAAACAACACGTTTAAACGTGAAGTACTTAACGGCTATGCAACTCTGCACTTTGTACGTGATGAACTTAACAGCGCACAAGGCCCACAGCTTGTTGAACAACGTTTCTTCGCGTTGGGTACCGCTGGTTTATCTACGGTACAAATTAAGTTTGATATTGACCCTGCAGCGGTTGATCCAAAACTTGAAGCTTTTGCTGAAAAATCAGACGCAGTTATGCCAGGTTGGCTTTTTAAGCGCCGTTCGTTCTACAAGAACCTAGTTGTTGGCACAACTGAAATGGAAAATATCCCACGTCCAATTGGTGCGCATATTGCGCAAATTATCATTAAGGCGCCAGGTGTTACTGGAGCAGAGTTCTTAGTTGATAATGTTAAGTGGCGTGAAAACATTCCGCTAGAGCTACACAATCACATCTTAAAGCAACATGGCCGTAGCCCTCGTGTAGATGAGTATTTAATCGACTTCATGATGGAAGGTGATATGTACGGCACGTTAAAGCTGGATGCTGCTATTCGTGATATGCGTTTACGTATTGACTCTGATACAGAAGGCCAAGCGGAAATCATCGTTTATTACTTTGCAGATTACGCAAAATCGAACTTCTAAGGGGGCGGTATGAATCCCAGCATGTTACCCGTTGGCGCCGTACAACCAACCAGCTCTATTTGGGGCGATATGGGCGGCTTTTTGTCTGATGCTGTAGCGGCTTATGGTCAATTTGAAACCATAAAAGCAGCTAAAAACAGCACAGGCCAAGGCCGTTTGGAGTACACCAGTACGCCAGAACTTAAAAACGGCGCCGCTCGTTTAGTGGATCAAGTACCCGCTGTACCAGGTCAAAACCAAAACTCAGGTGAGACTATGGTATTCGGCTTTCCACAAAAAAACGTGATTATGGCGTTTGGTGGCTTACTCATTCTTGGCCTAGTGCTTAAGGGGCGTAGCTAATGCAAAACCCTAAAAGCTTTAAATACTTTGCGTATGGCGTTGCTGTTGCAGCAGCTGGCGCTTTAGTTGCCGAAGTGGGCCGCTCACTTTACCGAAAGTATTTCGGGGGTAAGTAATGGGCCCGTTTACGAGTGGCGGTGGTATGAGTAACTCCAGTGCTGCTAGTTCAGGCACTGGAGACCAGGCAGCTAATGTCGGCTTTCAAGGTGGCAATATCAACTTCGGTTCAAGCAACAATAATCAATTGCTGATTATTGGCGCCGTTGCGTTGTTTGCCTTGTACTTACTTAAGAAATAACGATGCGTATCGCACACAGTAGCGAACTGGAAAACATCAAATCAGCAGCTGGAAACATCAACGATTACGCTGAAATTAAGCGACAAATAGACCAAAGCCAGGCTTTACTTGTTGAGTTCCAAAACTGCTACTGTGTGCTTCGCCTGGATGATGACGGCTTATGTGTCGTGTGTGCTGAAGGGCAAAACCTCCTAAAAATTGCACCTCACATTGTCCGTATTGCAAAGAAGCTAAATACCTCATCAATCGTATTTCATACCAAACGCAAAGCCTTAGCGCGCCATTTACGCGCTTACAATTTTAACTATGAAATGACCGACACCAGCGGCCATTTTGTGTATAGGATGGTTTTATAATGGGTAGTAAATCCAGTTCAAACAGCCGTCAACAAACCAATAACACCAGTACGTCTTTAGGCGTTCAAGGTGATAACAACGGTTATATGACGGTAGGTGATGGCAACACCTACAACATACAACAAACAGACCACGGTCTCATCGATGGGTTGGTGACAATTGGCGGTAACTTAGCCGATAACGTGTCCCAGGCGTTTAATGCGGCCAATGATATGACCTATCAAAATAACCTAATGACCGAGAATGTCACCAATGGCGCCTTTGATTATGCCCGTGATGTAAATAGCGATAGCTTAAGTTTTGCTGATAGCGTTACGAGCCAATTTGGTGATGTAGTACGAGAGGGGTTTGGTTTTGGCCAAGATGCACTCGATAGTGTTTCTGCTATCAGTGGTGATGCTTTGGCCTTTGGCGCTGATGCACTAGCAGATAACGCTAACCTAGCACGTGACAGTATTATGGCTCAAAACTATTTGGCTGAATTATCAGTAAGCGAAAATAGTGATTTAGCGCGTGACGTTGCAAGTTTATCTGAATCGATGCACGCAACAAATACGGCCTTTGCGAATAACACGCTTAATAGCACTATCGATGCAATTAGCGATAGTAATGACCGGGTATCAGAACTTGCCTATTATTCAGTCAATAATAGCAGTGACCTTGCACGTGACTTTGCTGCAGGAAGTGCAAACTTGGCAATGGAAAGTTTAGACAGAACTAACGAAGCCTATGCGGATGCAGGTAAGCAAACTTTACTTGCGAGTGAGCAAGCGCTTCAGTTCGTGGACGACATGAGCCGAAGTGATGACAGTCAATTAGCTAAAGACACAAACAAAACCATGATTTGGGTTGTGGCTGTCATGGCTGGGGTGTTTGCCCTGGCGTTAACCGTGGGGAAACGATAATGCTGTATAAACAAACTATTCGTGCGGGTGAAGTACGTGAAATTAACAAAGTTGGCCGTCAAATTAAAGTTATTAATTGTGAAGCTAGCTTAGAACTTCGTGTGTTCTTAAAGGGGAAGAACCTCTTAACGACCGAAGTTAGAAGCGGGTTTGACGTGTCTTTCCTTCAATTTGATTCAATTACTATTCAATCTGAACAGCAACAGAAAATTGAAATTTGGGCAAGTGAAAACCCTTTAGGTTATGAAGCTCCATCAAAAGGTTCTAACCAATTACAAAGCTTGTTAATTGAGCATTACGGTGATGACCAAGTCGCTTTCGACTTCGAAGCTGGTCGTGTTGCTGTTTCACTGTATTCTGAAAAAAATTTCTTTGTAGGTGGCCAGGGTTGTACTGTCGAAACTGGATTACCCATGTCACCAAATACTATTCATAAAGTTGAGGGGGCTGGAGCGTTAACAATTTCTATGGATATACCTGCGAATCAAACATTGTCTGGTAGTTTTGAGTCTCTCTCTACAGACTCATCTGGCGGTCATGAACTTAGATACCCAACTGTTTTAAACGAGAGCTTTTACGGTCTTAAAACCGCTGCGTCACACGGATTACTTGCTAAGTTTGACGGTTCTTGGACGTTAAATGTGTCAAATGATGTCAATTATTATGCGCTATTTATGTTCGATGATGGTGTTGCATACTATGACGATTTCTATCGACTTCAGTTCAAATCAAAAAGTGGCGCTATAACTCAATTAGCACCCACGATGCCAAGTTTTTTCTCGGGTAATTCTGTAGAACGATGGGTTTGCGCGACAGGATATATTGATTCTACAAGCTCTAATTTTAAAGCTGTCAACGTTGATAGTGGTGATGTTGTTGAACATACGCATCCAGCCAGTGTTAACGCAATTCACTATTCAAAATCATTGAATAAAACATTCTTTGTGCAAGGGGGGAATGTAGTAACAACAGATGGTTTGCCAAATGAATGGGGCGGAATACCAGCACTAACAGAAATCTACTCAGGTAGTATCGGTGGTGTGCCAAACTCGCGTATCACGGAAAACGATGAGTACATCGTATTTAGCGGTGATTTAAGTGCGTTAATCATCAATAAAGCTGATATGTCAGTAACCGCTGATTCAAATAAAAATGTTGTCTTTGCAAGTCGTGACGGACGTGTAAAAGCATTTGACGAAAATCAATTTTATATCAGTGAAAATGGCGGGGCGACATGGGGTGTTGCTGTTCAAGATACTGCTTTAAATCTAGTTTATGCAAACAGAAAATATTCAGTGATTGAGAAAAAGGGCGAGTTTTATATTTTGCGAGAGTTTGGAACACCGACAGTTTTTAAATTCGCTGCTAAAAAAGAAACGTCAAAACCTAAAGCATTAATCAGAGCAATGAGACAGGTGATCTAATGTCTCAAAACACACTAATTACGCTCACTTTCGTTACTGTCATTTTGCTATCTGGAGCGCTGTATATGGCTAAATCTAAAGGCTTACGCAACAACAACCCATTGAACATTGAAGAAAACGGCACAGCCTGGGAAGGCAAAACGGGTGATGATGGCCGCTTTGTTACCTTCGAAACCGTTGAACATGGCTTAAGAGCAGCAGGGCGCATACTTCGCACTTATGCCACTAAATACCAGCTAACCACGATTGCCGGCATTGTTTCGCGTTGGGCGCCGCCCGTTGAAAACGACACGCAAAATTACATTAATTTTGTGAGTCAAAAAACAGGGATTCAGCCTGACCAGGTATTAACCCGGGAAACCTATCCGCTTGTAGTCGCTGCCATGATACACATGGAAAACGGCTCACAACCGTTTGACCTGGATAAAATACGCCAGGGCTTTGAGTGGGGGTTTTATGGCTAGTTTTATAAACACCAACTTTAAGTGGTTGTTACTCGCCGCAGCTGCGGCGTATTTCTACCGCAAAACGGACGAAGCGGTCAGCAAAGTAACACGGCCAGTTGCTGCGGCGCTTGCTGAAATTCAGTTCGCAATAAACGGGAGTAATTACATTCGCTACCCGAATCCAGGCTTTTACTTAAACCCAGATAAGTTAGACCAGGATAACCGAGTTAGGGATAAGGTTTGGCTAAAGGCCATGTACATGACACATGATGATCATGCAGATTATATCGAACAGATATTCGATAGCACCTTACAGCTTAAAGCGCCTTATATTCCGCTTATAGGTGGTTTGGTTGATGCGGGTACCATTGTCACAGCATTGAAGGGGTAAGCATGGATACCAACACATTAATAGTTATAGGCGTACAAGTAGGGGGCTTTATTGCCACTGTCGCGACACTGAAAAACGACATTAACTGGCTTAAAGTCATCATCAACAAACAAGACGAGCGCATCAAGGCGCTTGAGGATAAACTATGTTAGCAACTATCGGTAAATACTTAGCAGCTAAGCTGCTAACAGAAGCATTTCTAAAGCGCGTCTGTATTGCAACGGCCAAACACCTGGCAAGTAAAACAGATAATGATTTAGATGATCAGCTTGTAGAAGCGCTTAGTGATGCGTTAGAGTAACAGCGCTTGGAACGTAAACAACTCCTAAAGGAAAAGCCCTGGCTTAAAACACCAGGGCTTTTTTTATTGTGCTTTCTTAAGTGGGGTTATGTTCTCCAGTTCCTTGGCATCATCAACCATTTGTTTCTGTAGCTGGTCTATCACGTAATCACTCCAATTAGCAGAGATATCTATCAGTTCTTCGCCCATTTCTTTAATGCGCTCCCGGGAATTTACAAGGCTCTTTAAATGCTCAATCTCAGCGCGTAAGTTAACGATGGTTGAATCTTTAAAGCGGGTGCTTTGCTGTAAGATCCAAACACGCTCTAAGTAATTAGGCTCAAATTTTCGGCCATTGGGTGTCCACAAAAAACCCTCAGCACAGATATAAAAACCTTTCCATCGTCCGGCTTGGATAATTCCCCCGGCAATCTTTTGATCTAATAATTTTAGTGCGCGTTTACACGGTTTATTCGTATTTATCCAACGTTCCAAGGTTCGCTCTGATGCATCCAAATACTCAATTGCAGCCTTTCTATCTAACATACCATTACTAGTTACAAAGCCTGCTTTACGAAGCATCGTTTTAAAATCGGTCATTTTTAACTCCTTTGAATGTCGATTTTGTTAATCCAACATTCATTTTTCAGGATAAAACGCCCATAACGGGGGAGAAAAAAATAAAGTTTGAAAAAAAGATCCAATTTTTTTTAAAAAAGATCGTAAAAAATGAAAAGTTATAAAAACAAGGCTTAGAGGTGCTATTTTGTCTGAACTGCAATAGTGGCCTGAAAAGCGACAAAATAACGGCATTTAACATAATATAAATTATAGGAAGTAATGAATCTATACATAACCACACCTATACTCTGTGTATGCTAAGTCCAATACTAGACGGTATCGGACATTGCAGTGGTGTTTTATCAACTTATTCATTTAATTCGTGGCTGTTTCTTGAGCTTAGCTACTCCATAGCATATATTAAAACTATCAACTTGAGATGTAACGATAAGATGTAAACGATATGGAATTTGTGAAACCGTTAGAGCCAATTTTGATAATTGATGATATGCAAGATATCAGAGATTATTTAAATCAAATTTTAACTGGTCTGGGTTTTGACGATATTTTAGAAAGCCGAGATTTTGAATCAGCAAAAACTGTTATTGAGGAAAAGTCTCCAAATGTTATCTTTCTAGATATTGAGCTTCCTAATACAGACGGCACTGAGATCCTTGAATACTTAAATGACCATCACCCACATACTCATGTTGTTATGTGTTCCGGCCATAATAGTCTTGAGAATGTGCAAAATACTTGGGAACTTGGTGCTAAGGGTTTTATTGCAAAACCATTTAATGCCAAAAAAGTCGATACTGTCATGAAGCGCCTAGAAATGATGGAAACCATCGCAAGTTAA